GTTTTGATTCCGTCGATCACCCCTCGCACACTTTCCAAAGTTTGACCAAAACTTGACCGCGTAGGAGTCGGAGCGCTACACTCCTCCCATGGTAAAGAAAACAGAAAAAAAATTAGTCAGTAAAGCTGAATTTTCACGCATGTCGGGGGTTTCGGCTGGGGCTGTCACGAAGGCAATACGTAACGGACTTAGCGCCGCGATGGAAGGAAAACGCATAAACGCGAACCATCATTTAGCCGTAGCGTACGTAAAAAACAAAACCGAAGAACAGCAAGAATCGCCCGCACCGGGAATCGACCCCCTGTACGAAGATGCTATTCGACATTGTCAGACGAACAATCGCTTCACCGCCTCGAATATCCAACGTGGACTTAAAATCGGGTACAACCGGGCCGCGTCGATTTTGGTTATGATGACCGCCGCGGGGATTAATTCGGAATCACCAGCCGTAAAACAACCCGAAGAAAAACCACACGTACGGGGTGTCGCAGCAAAAAACGACAAGCGAAAAAAAGCCACACCCGAAACAATTGATCCCGAAGCGATGCTCCTCGAAATTCCTGAAGATATAACAGCCTTCGCGGATATGAGTCTCCGTGAACTCGTGACCCGGTTCGGTACCGATATTCGTTTCCTTGATTGGCTCAAGTCGATCAAAATGATTGAAGACATTAACGAGAAGCGTTTGAAAAATGCCGTCGCGAAAGGTGAGCTCGTAAGTCGCGACCTCGTGAAGTTGGGAATAATTGATCCGATTGAATCGGCACATATCAAATTATTGACGGACGGTGCGAAAACAATTGCCCGACGCGCTACGGCGATGCACTCCGCGGAACGCTCGCTCGATGACGTGGAGAAATTCGTCAAGGATCAGATCACATCATTCATACGACCGATTAAAGCTAAAGTCGCTCGAACGTTGAATCAATTAAATAATGTCTAAACTAACTAACATCGGCGCGGGCTGGGTCATCGATGAAATCGAAGGATTAACCGAAGTCGTTGATCATTTGAAACCGTCGGATTTTAACGAGGCGAATAGATACCTCCCGGAATCCGTAACCTCAATACCCGGATATATTCGTTACGATGTTAACCCATTCATGCGCGAGATTATTGATTGTTTTGATCTTGATAGTTCGGTCCGCGAAGTCAATGTCAAAAAAGGTGTACAAATTACTTATACGACATTACTTGAATCGGTCATGTTGTATTATATGGCCCACGCGAAAACGTTACCCCTAATGTACATGACTGCAGATAAAGAACTCGCGACGGCACGTATCGAAAATAATGTTATCCCGATGATTAATCAATCCGGGTTCGCTCATATTATCCGATCGAGCGATGAAGGGAATACCCGTAAGACAGGTAAAACGGCGAATCATTTACAATGGGAGGGCGGCGGCTATATGGTCCCGTTCGGTGCGAAGAATGCTGATAAAATGCGTTCGTACTCTATCGCCATCATGCTCAAAGACGAGATCGACGCATGGCCCGACAAGGTTGGTAAAGATGGTGATCCCGATTCGTTAAGTGATGATCGTTGTTCGGGCTATTGGGAACGTCGGAAAATTGGTCGAGGCTCGACACCACTTATCAAGGGTAAATCTAAAATCGAAGCGGCATACCGTCGAGGCGATCAACGCGTTTATAATATATTATGCAAATCCTGTGGATTCCCTCAGTCGCTACGATGGGAAACCGTGAACAAAGAATCGGGCGTGATTGGCGGTTTTCAATGGGACCTCGACGAAGGTAGTCTCGTACTCGAATCGGTTCGATATTGTTGTCAGAATTGCGGGCACGAACATTACGAACATGATAAGGAACGATTATTCTCTTCGGATCATGGTGCACATTGGCACCCCACGGCACGACCTGTCGAACCGGGAATTCGTTCGTATCACTTGCCCGCGTTATATTCTCCGATCGGTATGCAGCCATGGTATAAATGCGTTAGTTCATATTTACGCGGATTTGACCCAGTCGAAAAAAAGGTCCGCGACATCGGCAAATATCAAGTTTTCTATAATAATATTTTAGCCGAACCGTTTGAAATCATGGGATCGAAAATTCGATTTACGTCTGTATCAGCACATCGTCGAGCGGTTTATCGATTGGGTCAAGTTCCTAACGAGTACGCCGCGCAGCATTCCGGATCGTCGATTCTGTTTTTAACTTGTCAAGTCGATGTCCATAAAAAGAATTTAGCCGTATCGGTCAAGGGTTGGACCCGTGATTCGATTTGTTACGTTGTTGATTATTGGCGTTTTGAAGTTGAAAACGACGAGGACGAATGCGGCGAATTATCAAGTCCAGTATGGGGACGGCTTCGCGAACTTATCGAAGAAACCACATATACCGCCGATGACGGGAAAGAATATAAAATCGCATTAACGCTCGTCGATGCTGGTTACGCAAATGATACGGTTTCGAATTTTTGCGCGGATTACGCGTCGGGCGTCTATCCGATTTTAGGTCGTGACCGTCCCGCGAAGAATCAAACGATAAAAGAATTCGCCGAATTTACCACACAAGCCGGGACCATTGGTTATCGGATATTAGTTGATCATTATAAAGATCGTATGGCGCCGGTCCTTCGTCGCGAGTGGGTCGAGGATTCAGGACTTCAAAAACCGCACCATTTCAACGCACCCGTGGACATTACCGATAAACAACTCAAGGAATTAACGGTCGAGAGTCGCCGCGAGAAAATCGACGATAAAGGAAATACGGTTTATTACTGGTATCGCCCCGGCAATGCTGCGAATGAATTATTCGATTTATTGGGTTATGGATATGCAGCCGTCGAGATCTTAGCGTGGTCGATTTGTATACAACATTTCGAACTCGAGACGATTGATTGGGAAAAATTCTGGAATTATATCGAGTCCGAGGCGTTGTATTTTAATATCCCGACGGGTAAGTAGTTAATAAATATATTTCTCGATGCTGATCGGTGGCGCGATTATCTTCGATTACTTTATCGACAATCGGTTTCAATTTATCAGCGATTCGACAAGCATGTTTAAAATAACTTTTTCCAAATTCTTGATCTATTTGAAAAGTACCAGAACATAATCGATGATATGTTTCGAATAATTGATCAATATCTTGAATCACTAATATTGTAGGGGAAGAAGGGAGTTTATCAGACCAATAATAAAAATGTTTTGTATGGTCTGAATATTCATCATTAGCGCCTGTTTGAATATCTTCGTAACTACCTTCCTCGCTTGCTCTGAATTCGCTAAAAGTTTCCCGGTGCATTCTGATATTAATCGGAAATTCTTCATTTAATAATTTTGCCATTTTAAGATCCTTCGGGGCTCTCGCCCCGGTCCGTTATGCGTTGAAAGTAGCGGCCATTGAATATTGACCATATGGGAAAATAAACTCACCGTCACCGCGATTATGGATTTTGCAGCGACGTTCGCCGCGGTCGTCCTTAATAGTAACGGTCTTCGCTGTACGCTTAACAACCGTCGCACGAAAAATACAATCATTGTCACAGATAGAGCGAGCCGATAATTCTTGGTTTTCAGTAAAAGTATTCATTTTGTTTATTCCTTAATTCGTTTCAGTAAGGTAATAATATGCTATGTTGACACCGCCGTCAACATGAAATAACGATATTTTCAATTTATTTTCATTTCCTGAACTTGCACCATTATTTCGAACATTCTTTTCGTACAGCCTTTGCAACACTTGTCCGGATCTTCCTTATATGCTTTTTTAAAATCATTAAATTTTGATAAATAATCGACTTTACGACCACAAGCCGAACCCCTGAATAATTTAGCGAGGATTCTACCTTCGACTAGTTCAGGACGTAAATTTTTTAAATGATACTTCGGTCCCGTATATTTTTTAATTTGTGTATCGGCATATTGAGGAAAACATTTTTCGCATAATTCAAACCCGTCATTTTTGAATTTTTCGAGTGTTTCCGGTTCGATATTATCGGCAACTTGAAAACGTGTAACGGCGGTTTTCGTCCAATGGCCGCACGACAAACAACTCGATCCGCTATGTGCTGAATGTAATTTTCTACCAGTTTGGCCGCCTGTTACTAAGATATACTTCATTTTAAGATCCTTCGGGGCTTTCGCCCCGGTTCGATTAGTAGTTAGCGACTAAACCGCGTGCCAAATGTTCGAAAAAATGATTAATGTCGCCATTTTTGAAATCAATCATTACCAAAGTATTTTTAATTTGTGCTTGTTCTTGGCCCGATGTGGTTTTGATTGCTTCGATAACGACATCCGAATCGATGAAGTGAGTAGTACCGTTCGCGTCGATTTCCCATGATTTAGCGGGTGCGTTCTTTTCTTCTAAGAAAGTTTCTAGCCATTTAGTAAAAGTATTCATTTTTGTGTTTCTCCGGGTCGTTGTTCGTTTCAGTAAGGTAATAATATGCTATGTTGACACCGCCGTCAACATAAAATAACGATTATTTTACATTTATTTTTTATTATGTATACTGACGACTGATATTTTATATTTATATTTAATCTAACCCGAAATGGTGTAAGGTCATGTAATGGACTCAACATTTATACAAGCTCGTATAACGGCTACGAAGCTGCAAATCGTCGCATATGAGGACGCCGCGCTCGCATTGGGTACCGGTGGCGTACAGTCATATACGTTTGATACGGGACAATCACGTCAGACAGTAACTAAACTCGATTTAACTATGATTCAGAAAACAATCGACAGTCTATATAATCGATGTGCTACGCTTGAAGCTCGACTCAATGGTTCCGGTACGATAATTGGTGCACCTTCATGGTAAATGATAAATTACGCGACAAAATGCTCGCTATGACCGGTAATGCTGGTTATGAAGCGCCCGAATCTAATATATCTCCCATTCTCGATGTCAATGCTCTCGATAATTTCGTAGGTGGTACCGGTTCATGGAGTGGCGACAAGTTTTACAACGGTTTCGGCGTCACTAAAGATTATGAAATTGTCGATTATTGGCTGTTACGTAAACGTTCAAAACAATTATTTACCGAAAACCTATACGCTCGCGGCTTAATTCGTCGTTTAATCACGAATGAAATTAATAAGGGTCTATCCCTCGAAGCGACACCCGATGCCGATATTTTAGGACTCGACCGCGATGATTTGGCCGCATGGTCTGAAAATACCGAGCGTCGTTTCACTATTTATGGTAAAAATCCCGAAATTTGTGATCATCGTAATGCGCGTACGTTAGGTGCGTTACAACGTCAAGCCCGAATGATGGCTTTAGTATCTGGGGACGTCCTCGTTTTATTACGGCAAGGCGTGGCCGGATTACCTACGATTGATCTTATTGATGCCGAGCACGTTTCCGATCCTCAAAGTGATACTTTAATTCGTGCCGTTAATAATCGCGGGAATGAAATTTCAAACGGTGTCGAAATTGATAAATCGGGGCGACATGTTGCGTTTTTTGTTAAACAAAAGAACGGTATACATCGTCGCGTTGCGGCTCTCGGTCCTCGCACTGGACGTCGTCAAGCATGGTTACTATATGGTACCGAACGTCTAATCGATGACGTACGCGGACAATCTATTCTCGCATTAGTCATGCAATCATTAAAAGAGATTGACCGTTATCGTGATGCAGAACAACGCGCTGCGGTACTTAATGCGATGATCGCTGTATGGGTCGAAAAAACCGAGGACAAAATGGGTACGTTACCTTTGACTGGTGGTGCATTACGTAAAGATACCATTACCACACAAAATGACTCTCAAGGTCGAAAGGATCTTGATTTTTCTCAAAGTATGCCCGGATCAATTTATCAGGAAATGCAACATGGGGAAAAAATTCAAAGTTACGATACAAAACGTCCGAACGTAAATTTCGGAGCCTTTGAAGCGGCTATCGTTCAAGCGTTTGCATGGTCAAACGAAATACCACCGGAAGTAATGACGCTCGCGTTTCAGAACAATTATTCCGCGAGTCGTGGTGCCGTTAATGAATTGAAAATGTACCTAGATTTAAAACGTACGAGTTTCGGTGAAGAATTTAACAACCCTATATATCAAGATTGGTTAATTTCCGAGACATTAAACGGGAATATTGTCGCACCGGGTCTACTCGAATCATGGCGTAACCCCGAACAGTGGGATAAATACGGCGCGTGGATGCTTGCCGAATGGTCAGGCGCGATAAAACCCAACGTGGATTTACTCAAAGAGGTTAAAGCGTACGAATTACTTGTCGTGAATGGTTGGATCACCCGTGATCGTGCATCACGCGAACTAACTGGGTCGAAATACTCAAAAACCGTACAACAATTAGTAAAAGAAAACACAAATTTAGCAGAAGCCTTGCAACCATTGATCGCGAGTGGTTTAATTAAAGATGAAAATCTCGATATGACTGTCGAGGAAAATGGAGACGAAGAAAATGGCTAATCCTGTAGTCGTACCATGCCCCGCTGATCAATGGACTAAAGTTATTACGAATTTGACAACGGCCGCGATTCGGATCATGAGTAATTCACCTGATAAATATATGTGGACGTATATTGCGACAACGGGTGCCGTTCCGACTGATTTTTCCGAGGCTGTACCGATCAATGGCGATCTTCCTTTATCATTTGGTGCGGCAGCTGATGTTTATGTTTATGCTATAGGTGGTATCGGTAAAGTAAGGATCGATACATGAGCGGTATAACTAGTAATAGTGGACCACTTCGAACCGTTCAGGATTTAGGTGTTCAAATTGCCCGCGGAAAAGTATCAGGCGCGAAACCCGAAGGATCGTTCGGCGAATTAACGACGACGGGTGCTGATGCGAATCGAATTATATGGCCGAATGGTGTTTTTAAAATTCCAGACGCGGCGGGTATTGATATTGATATTGTTAGTTCCGATGCTGACGATGCCGACGGCGATATAGGTGTCAACAGTGTTGAGGTTCATTATCTCGATATTAATCTTGATGAACAATCCGCTATTATTCCATTAAACGGATTAACACCGATAGTTGGAGCCATAACCGGCGTACGTTTTATAAATTGCATGCACATACAAACAACCGGAACACCCGGACAAGGTGCGGTTGGTGATATTAAAGCCTATGTCGGCGCTCAAATTTATAGCGAAATTAAAGCAGATGACGTGCGTTGTTCATCAAGTGCCCGTATGGTTCCAAAAGGAAAACGCATGATGGTCTCCGGTTTAGTTGCTTCCTCAATTAGTGGAACGGCTGCGGCTCGAGCATTGGTTCAAATTGTTGCGACTGAATTAGATAATCATCAATATACCGATCAAGAATTATTTATTCCATTTGGTAGTATTGGTTTACAAGATAGCTCGGAAGGTTTTAATTTACCCGTACCGTTACCATTTACAGAAGGTACCGTTATCGCGATGCTTTTAAAAACTACAGACAAAGCCGCTCTTATAACTGCAGATTGGTTCGGCTGGATAGAGGACGCATAACCATGGAATTATACGGATTACAAAAAGATTACGCGATTTCATATCTTGAGAAATTAGAAAATGCGACGACCGAAGAACGTGCCACGGCATTGAGTGCATTCGGCGAAAAGCCTCTTGACGGTATTATTTCTCGGAATGATGCTGGTAATGAAGCGACGATTAAAATTTCCGGCCCATTATCCCCAGCGGGACCGAGCCCGATTGCGCGTTTCTTCGGTTTTGGTGGTACAGGATATATCGATATTATCGCAGCGATTAAAAGCGTCGAAGACGATCCCACCGTGGATACAGTGCGACTCGCAATGGACACACCGGGCGGAACGGTTGCTGGTATGGATCAAGCACGACAAGCGATCGAAAGTTTATCGACTAAAAAGAAAGTTATTGCCGAAAATCATGGGATGATTGCTTCGGCTGGTTACTATTTAGCGACTGCAGCGAATGAAATTGTCGCGATGTCTCCACTTGCTAATACCGGATCTATCGGTGTCATCATGGCCGGATTAGATTTTTCCGACGCGATGGCGCGTAATGGTGTAAAACGTATTAAAATCGTTTCGAAAAATGCACCCAATAAACAAGCCGATCCATCGACACCACATGGCGCGGGCGTATTACAAAACGAAGTAGACGCCATGGAAAGGGTGTTTATTCAAAAAATTACAGAAGGTCGGGGCACAACCGAACAAGATGTTATAGATAATTTCGGTCAAGGTGGTATGCTTATCGCTCAAGACCCTGATTCGGACAAGCCCGACGCGGTAAAAGTCGGTATGATTGATAAAGTCATCACCAATGTAGCGATAGAACCTGCATTAGATGATGACGAAGAGAATAACGGTATTACTAGCAATAGTGATACCATTAATGGAAATAGCGATATTTCCGAAACCAGTGCCGCCGAGGGCGGTGGACAACAACAGGGGGCCGTAATGGACCTAAATCAACTGAAAGCAGAACACCCCGCCCTAGTCGCGCAGATTGAAGCGCAAGGCGTGGAAAAAGGTGTTACACAGGAGCGCGAACGCGTAGACGCACATTTAACGATGGGTAAATCATCGGGAGATATGGATCTCGCTATGTCGTGTATTAGTGAAGGTACAGAATTGACGGCTTCCGTTAATGCTAAATACTTCGCGGCTGGTATGAATAACCAGTCAATCCAAAGTCGTGCAAGCGAAAGCGAAAACGATTTAGATACTGATGCGTCCGACGACGAAGAATCTGAAGATAAAGTTCTCGCGACGGCATTAGCTGACGAATTGGGAGTAGATAATCATGCCTAATTTAACAACTACAAATAATGATCTGGGTACCGTTATTATCGCTGATGCGCTTTTTAACGATGTTACTTTAGCTTTTCCCGGTGCTGACGATTATGTCGAAGGTACTATTCTGGCACGTAAAGCCGTTGCCGATGCTGTTACAGCGTCCGCGTTTACTGGTACCGGTGATGGTACGGTTACACTTGCGACGGTTGTAGGTGGTCAAGTTGTACCGATTGTGGGCGCTTATGTACTTAATTGTACGGTCGCTCTAACTAATGGTGGTACGTTTGAACTTGTCGATCCTAATGGTGCAATAGTTGCCAGTGGTTTGACACTTACTGTCGGTGCTGGTGCTGCTACAGTCTTCGAGGCTGCGGGTTTACAATTCACTATTACAGACGGTGCGGCTGATTTCGTGGTCGGTGATACTGCTACATTAACGGTCGCCGCTGATGGTGATGTCGTTATTTTTGCTGTAGATGGTGCCGGTGGTGCTCAAGTTCCTTCCATGGTGTTGACGTATGATGTGTCGGCAACGGGTGCGGAAGATCAAGCACAACGAGCAATGGTTAGCGGTCGCGTTCGTCGCGAGAAGCTAGTAATTGACGCGGGTGGTACTGTTACAGATGGTATCGTCGATGCGTTGCGTGATTTTGGGATCGTCGCTGAAAGCGTTGACGAACTCAATATTTTAGATAATCAATAAGGAGTAGTATTATCATGACTGGTACAACTACTAAAGTAATGCTCGCGGCCTATGAGCAAGACGCAGAACCGACGATGTTTTTATCGGGTATGTTTCAATCTCCACGCCGTAATTTTCATAATTCGGAAGAAGTCGAAATCGATATCGTTCGTACTGAAGAAGATATCTCTATCGCTATTCAAGATTTGAGCACGGGTGCTCGCTTAAATAGTGAAGACTTATATACGAATAAAGGCTTTAAACCACCAATCCATAAAGAAGCAGGACCAATCAACGCGCATACATTAATTAAACGTATGCCGGGTGACGATCCGTTTAAATCTGTAGACTTTATGGCTAACGCATTGAAACGTGGTGTCCGTTTAGGTCAAAAACTGCAGCGTAAGATCGCTCGAGCCGTTGAATATCAATCGTCTCAGGTGTTGACTACTGGTACAGTTACTTTGATCGACGAAAGTGGTGTCGCAGTTTATACAATTGATTATAAACCGAAAACAACTCATTTCCCGAACGCCGCTGTCGCATGGGATCAGACTACCGCTGTAATGTTGTCTGATATTGAAGCGTTAGCGAATGTTATCCGCGGTGATGGTTTGTCGAATCCTGATATGTTAATCATGGGTGAAGGTTCATACGAACTATTTATTCAAGATTCCGACGTATTAGCTCGTATGGATAATCGTCGTATCAATGGTAACGGTATCGTACCTTTAGAACTGATGGGTAACGGCGGTATTTTCCGCGGTGTTATCGAAATCGGTAACTATAGTTATGATATCTGGACATATGGCGGTCGTTATAAGCATCCACAAACAGGCGTATCAACTAAATTCATCCCTGATGATAAAGTCGTAGTTCGTGCCTCTTCGGGTCGTTTAGACGCTGCATTCGGCGGTATTCCACGAATCACTAGTGATTCACGCGTACCACCATCTTTATTGTCTCGTATTAGTATTCCGGGTAAAGCGTTCGATATTCAAATGAACGGTTATATCACCCCGAATGGTGAAACGATGATGGTCGAAGCGGGTACACGTCCAATTATGATACCAACTGCAATCGATACGTATGGTTGTATCAATACTGGTATTTAATAACTAAGAAAGTCGGGGGAATTTGCCTTCGGCTTTCTTCTAACTAGGGAGTTAATAATCATGCCAAGTAATAAAAATTTAATCGAATCAATTAATAAGGTCGCCGTCGAAAAAGGTGTCGAAATACCGAATACTGTCGGTTTAAATAATGATCAATTGAATAAAGCGTTAAAAGAATTACGCGCTTTAGAAGCTAAACCAACCGAATCGAATGAATCGACTGAAGAATCCGAAGCATTGGTTCCGGGTGCCGATGAATCGACTGATGATTCATCGGAAGAAATCGAAGAAAAAGCACAAAAAATCAAAGATGATAAATTGAAGGCACAAAAAGCGAAAAAAGAAGCTAAAGCCAAACAAGATACAATTCCTCCGTATCGTGTTGCTGAAGGTAAATCAATTACATCTAAAAAAGGTATATTAGCTGAAGGCGACGAAGTTAAAGCCGAATATTTATCGGGCGGTCAAGAAACTCTCGATAATAATGTAGATCGCGGTTTCATACTTAAAAAATAATCATGGGTTTACGAGAAATAGCAGAATCGGATCTAGGCGCTATTTTAGAAGATAGCGCCTATGGTTTTGGTTATCCAATCACAGTGACTGACCCTGCGGGTACGGTTAAACCTTTTACGGGTTATTCGAACGATATCAGTCAGATTATTGATCCTGATACCGGACAAGCCGTAAGCGGTCGATTAGCTTCAGCGGCGATACGTATTTCGTCATTGACTGCGGCGGGACTTACGTTGCCACAAGGCATCGCGGACACATCTAAAAAACCATGGATAATCGAATTTGACGATATTAATGGTAATGCTTATAAATTTAAGGTTTCACAATCGAACCCGGATCGTGCATTGGGTTTGGTTGTCTGTTTATTGGAATTTTATAAATGACTATAACGGCATTAATCGATAAACAAGATAATTTCGAAGTTATTCGCGATCAAATCGTGACTATTTTAGTGACTGAAATTGCGAGTCAACAATCATTAGCAACCGCAGCGGCAAAAGATCCGGACGAGTGGAAATTAAGAATATTCGCGGAACGTTCGAATCCATGGGAACAATATCTCAATGATTCAGCAAGCGATCCGAGTCCTATCGTTAATGTCTGGTATGATAATTCGAATTTTGATCAATCAGGAAGTAATATATCCGAACGACAAAAAACGGACGGTATTTTTAATATCGATTGTTACGGTTATGGAGTAAGCGAAGACGACGGCGGTACCGGTCATAAACCGGGAGATCGTGAGGCGGCTTACGAAGTACAAAAAGCATTACGGCTCGTACGTAATATTTTAATGTCCGCCGAATATACATATTTAGGATTACGCGGTTTAGTGTGGCAACGATGGCCGCAATCGATAACAGTTTTCCAACCTCAAATAGATGGACGTCAAGTTCAACAAATAGTAGGCGCGAGGATTGCTTTTAGGGTATTATTTAATGAATTCTCACCACAAGTGGTAGCGGAAACGCTAGAATACTTGTCGGTAGATGTTAAACGGGCTGAAGATGGCGAAATTGTCCTCGAAGCTGATTACGATTACACGGCACCATAGGAGATTATAACATGGGCATTTCAACAGCGGTCGATGCTTCAGCGGTAGCGCGGGTCCTCGGCATTCAGACAATTTTTAAAAATTTACGCGGTGGAATTTTATTTTTACCACAACGAATCGCGGTCGTAGGTCAAGGTAATAGCTTGTCAGTATATGCGACAACGAAACGACAAGTAACTAGTGCACCGGAAGCGGCGAGTATTTATGGTTTCGGTTCTCCGATTCATAATGCCGCACGTCAATTATTCCCCGTGAACGGTGACGGAGTAGGTACAATCCCCGTGACTATTTATCCGCTTGACGATGACGCTTCCGGTGTCGCTTCGGCGGGTGATATTACACCCACTGTCGCACCTACTGAAGCCGCATCGTATATCATTCGAGTTAATAATATTGATTCTGAAGAATTTGTTATCGAAACGACTGATACAGTCGCACTCGTTACGGCTAAAATGGAAACCGCTATTAATGCAGTTTTAGAAATGCCGATTATCGCTGTTGATGGTACCACCGTCCTTAATTTTACATCGAAATGGGAAGGTACAAGCGCAAACGATATCGTCGTCGAGGTTATTGGTCTAACGACTGTCGGTAATTCTTTTGCAATTACACAACCTGTAGGCGGTTTAGTTAATCCTGATGTCGATCCGGCACTCGCTCAAGTGGGTAATATTTGGGAATCAATGGTCTTAAATTGTTTAGATGTTGCTGATACGACGACTCTCGGTAAGTATTCAACATTTGGCGACGGTCGATGGGGTGCGTTAGTACGTAAACCACTTGTCGTATTCACTGGTAATACTGCTACAACGGTGACGGCTGCGACTGCGGTTTCTGATGCTCGTAAAACAGACAAAACAAATGCACAACTCGTCGCACCGGGTTCGAACGATTTACCTTTCGTTACTGCGGCTCGTCAATTAGCGCGTATCGCTAAATTAGCAAATAATAACCCTCCACATGATTACGGTAGTCAAGACGCTGACGGCCTTGTTCCCGGTACTGATGGCGAACAATGGACATACGCTGATCGTGATGTAGCGGTTAAAAAAGGTAGTTCGACAATTGAAGTTAAAGACGGCGTGATAAATATATCCGATGTGGTTACTTTCTACCATCCAACGGGTGATCCTACTCCGGCTTATCGTTTTGTTGTTGATATTGTTAAATTGCAAAATATTATATTTAATTTAGATTTGATTTTTGCAACTGACGAATGGGATGGCGCTCCATTAATTCCAGACGATCAACCAACTGTAAATCGTGCCGCTAAGAAACCGAAAACGGCTGTCGCCGCGGTTGCTGCGATGCTTGATAGTCTCGGTTTAAATGCGATTATCAGTGATCCGGAAACGGCTAAACTAAACACTATCGCAGAAATCGACGCGGGTAATCCTAAACGATTGAATTTAGTTACCACTGTTCAATTGAGCGGTAATACTAATATCAAATCGATTGATTTGGAATTCGGTTTCTTCTTCGGCACACCTACGGTCGTGGCGTAACTTTTAATTTATAGGAGTATATAATCATGGCTGCAGTAGGCGGATCAATTGAATCAATCATATTAGACGGACGGGAATTTCCCGTTGCGGCTGATGCTGAATCACAGCGTAAACTAGGTGGATGGGAAAACGAAGTTCAAGCAAACGGTGATGGTGGTGCGCGATTAATTAAAACGCGAGTACCATTATCAATTGATGGTTTAACTATTGAGTCTGATGATGATCGCGGAGATCATGAGTTCTTGCAGGATTTATCAGACGGTAAAGGATTTTTCCCAATCGCGATCACATATGCGTCGGGTTTAACTTATCAAGGTACAGCGCAAATCGTAGGCGAATTACAATCAAGTAGTCAAAACGCGACCGCCGCCGTATCATTGGGTGGACCGGGTAGATTAACAAAGCAATAATTTTGATAAATAGGGCACAAAGTCACGCGGCAGCCCTATGCCCTTGCCTTCACGGGGCGTGACACCATTTTTAAAATAGGGCATATATTATGAGTGATAAAAAAGAACCAATCGTCGCACTTGAAGTCGCGGAAGCGGAATTCGATCGATTTGCTGAAATGATGGATCTCGATGTTGATACTTCTGTTATGAATGAAGAAGATGTCAGCGGATTTGAAAAACAAAAACGTCGAATTTTACGAGCATTACAGGCCGGTTCATTAGTTATTAATGACAACGGTGAAGCGGTTTATTGTCCCCAACATTCCCGATCTAAACATAAAGACGCAATTACATTCCACGAATATTCGGGCGCGTCGGGCATGGCTACGGACGGTAAAAAGAAAAATCAAAATGTGGCTGCTACATATGCCATGATGGGTGACATGTGCAAAGTACACCCGAATATATTTGCCAGTTTAGTTGGTCCAGATATTAAAATCTGTATGGCATTGTTTTTGCTTTTAATGGACTAGTTCGGACGCTTTTAGTTCGTAACGGGGCTGATGAAAGTATCCCAAAAGGCGGACACGTTTACCATGCGGTATATAAGGAAATGTTACTCCAAATATGCCGCGATTTTCCGGGTTTACCGGACGCTCGGACATTAAAAGCACATGAGATCCGTTTTTTTTACGACGGGTTACGTAATGAACTTAAAGAACATAGTAAACCGAAGGGGTAAATCATGGCGGGACGGTTCTCGATTGAAGCGGTTTTTCGGGGTGTTGATCGTTTGACCGCCCCCGTGTCACGTATGCAAAATCGAGTCGGTAAGTTCACTCGAGCAATGACACGCGGTTTACGTACTGCAAATCGAGCCCTCAGCAATGTGATAGGTGGTTTAAAGCGTGGCGCTGGTACCGCCTTAAAATTCGCGACAATTGGTATCGGTACATTAACCGCGTCCGTTGGATTATTAGTTCGGGAATTTTCCAAAGTCGAAGACGCTCAAGCCGCATTTACTCCGTTGTTAGGTGGTGCGAAAAAAGCTAAAGAACTTGTGGACGAATTGAACAAAACCGCCGCTTCGACACCTTTCCAATTTGAAAACTTAGCCGGTACCGCTAGTCAATTACTCCCTGTAATGAATGGGGATATTCAAAATACGATTAAAACATTGCGTATGATGGGTGATACTGCGGGCGGTAATGCTCAAAAACTCGATTCGATTACCCGCGGTTTCACTAAAGCTATGTTAAAAGGTAAAGTCGATATGGAATCATTAAATATGATCGGTGAAGCGGGTGTTCCTATTTTCACTGAATTAGCCGATTCGATGGGTACAAAAGTTAATGCAGCGTTTTTCAAAATGATAAGCGCCGGTAAAGTTACGACTCGTGATTTAACTAAAGCGTTTGAAAAAATGACTAGTAAAGGCGGTGTATTCTTTAAAGGGATGGAAATTTCAAGTAAAACAACATCTGGCATGTTCTCAACTTTAAAAGATAATATTTCTCTAACTGCAGCCGAACTCGGAGGCGTATTAGCTCCAACCATTAAAGAAATGATTCTCGGAGCTACGGGGATGGCTCAACAGTTCCGCGAATGGGTTAAAAATAATCGCGAGTTAATTTCTACTAAATTTATTGAATTCGTGAAATCAGCGAAAGAAGGTATATCGAGTCTCGCTGATGGATTCGCGTTTTTATCGAGACATGGTGCCACGATCGCGAAAGTGATTGCCGGTGTTGTTGCTTTATCGCTCGCACTTAAAGTCGTTACAATCGCGATGGGGTTATTCAATCTAATAGCTGCGGCTAATCCATTAGGATTAATTTTAATAGGTATTGTCGCAGCTGCGGGACTCGTAATGCTCGCGTGGGACCCTGTATCGAAATTTTTCTCCGATATGTGGGATAAAATAAAAACAGTAACTAGCGCCGTAAGCGGATTCCTCGGTTTCGGCGATGACGACGAAGATAAAAAAGAACAGGATGGTATCGATCCTCAAATGGTAAGCCCACAAGATCGAATCGCTCGAACTATCGAAGAACAACGTAAAACAAGTACAGCCGAAGTCACGATTCGTGACGAGTCAGGTCGTGCCGCTGTAACAGGCGGTAATCTGGGCGCTGGTATCAAATTACAACCTTCGGGGGCGTTCTAATGTCATGGTTAAATAGAATACGTGAGGCGGCCTATACATCGCCGTCAAGCGTACGATTAACGTTTGATTACGAAGATGTTCGAAAATCTGTTGATAAGAAAACGACCGCGTTTGAATTTCCCGACGCTGATGGAACATTTATTCAGGACCTAGGCCATACGGGACGTCGTTATCCGTTACGCGTTTTTTTCTGGGGTGATGATTACGATATCGAAGCCGATACATTCGAGGCCGCATTATTAGAACGGGGCACCGGTAAACTCGAACACCCGATTTATGGAACTGTGGACGTCGTGCCATTCGGTACCATTACTCGACGTGATGATCTTAAAACAGCGGCTAATCAGGCGATAATCGAGGTCGCATTCTGGGAAACAATCGGAATTATTTATCCGACTTCGCAAAACGATCCCGCGAGTGATGTTTTGACGGCTGTTGATGAATATAATAACGCCGCCGCTGCAGAATTTGAGGAAATTACCGATCTTGATAGTGCTGTTGAACAATCGAGTTTTAAAAATACATATCAAGTATCGTTAGACGCTGTTAAATCTGGTCTACAATCTGTCGCAAATACTCAAGACGATGTAAAAAAACAATTTGATGCGATTAATGATTCGATTAATAACGGTATTGATATTCTCGTTTCAGAACCTTTAACATTAGCATTTCAAACGACGCAATTAATCCAATCCCCAGCGCGAGCATTGACGAATATCGAAGCCCGTCTCGACGGGTATGTTAATTTAGCTAATTTAATTATAAATGGTAACAATAATATCGCAGTACCCGGACTCGATTCTCGCCATTCGAACGATTTCCATACCAATGATTTATACGCTTCGACATATGTTACAGGTTCGATCGTTTCGGTTGTTAATAATCAATTTACGACAAAAACCGAAGCATTACAGGCTGCGGATTTTGTATTGACTCAATTCGCTAATCTTGTCGAATGGCGCGATAATAATTTTCAATCGTTGTCCGAAATCGATACAGGTGGGGCATATCAACAATTATTAGAAGCTGTCGCACTTGCTGCAGGGTTTTTAGTTGAAATATCATTTTCACTCAAACAAGAACGTCGTATCGTGTTGGATCGTAATCGTACAATTATTGATTTAATCGCTGAATTATACGGAAGTATTGATGATCAACTTGATTTTTTCATTAACTCAAACGATTTGAGTGGTACCGAAATACTCGAATTACCTCGAGGGCGTGAAATTGTCTACTATTTATAATGTTCTTGATGGTGATACATTCGAATTAATCTCTCGCAAAGTATACGGTACCGAACTTGAAGCGGGACGTATTGAAAGTGCGAACCCCGGAGTATTTGAACCATTGACGCCGGGTATTTCTTTAATCATCCCCGTCGTACCAACCGCACCACAAAACATACCTCAAAAAGCGGTATTCGATGATCCGAATGAGGTCGCTTTATTAATTGACGGCGAACGGTTCCGATTTTGGGATAGAATTCGATTATCTCGTTCTATGGATGCGATGGATACTGTCGAATTTAGTGCACCTTTCGACGCGGATACTCCTAATTTCCGAGAAACATTTCGCCCGTTTTCATATAAAAATATTGTGGTTACTGTGGGTGGTGATTTACTTTTCAATGGTACGATGATCACTATCGATCCAGTATTAGAAAATAATCGAAAGATAATATCGGTTAGCGGTTATTCATTACCCGCCGTATTAAACGATTGCACACCCCCTGCAAGTGCGTTCCCTTTAGAATTTAATAATCAAAAATTACCAGAAATAACGGCGAAATTTGTCGAGCCTTTCGGGATTGGTATTAAATTTGATGCAGACGATGGCGCAATTTTTGAGCGTGTCGCCTCTAAACCTGAAAAGAAAGTATTATCATTTTTAATCGAATTAGCCAAACAACGTAATTTAATTATATCAAGTACCGAACGTGGCGAATTATTGTTCCAACAATCAACGACAGTGGGTAATCCTGTCGCACGATTACGACAAGGCGAATCACCTCTTTTATCGGTTACACCGCGTTTTAATCCTCAAGATTACCATAGTCATATAACAGGACTAGAATCGGTCGAATTAGGTTTATCAGGATCAAAATACACTGTTAAAAATGAACGATTAGAAGGTGTGATTCGCCCTTTAATATTCGGGGTACCCGATACGGTTAAAGCTGATGTAAAAGCGGCGGTACAGGCTAAAATGGGTCGTATGTTCGGGAATTTGGCCGGATACACCATACAGGTCGATACATGGCGCGATCCCGTTGGTGTATTATGGCAACCTAATACGACATTGAAATTAACCGCACCGGACGCGATGATATATAACGAGTACGAATTTATTATTCGTTCCGTTGATTTCGATCGCGAAAATGCTGATTTAGCAACCTTAGAACTTGTTATTCCCGGCTCATTTAGTGGTGAATTACCGGAGGTTTTACCGTGGGACGAATAGCGAAATTATTATCATTTAGTCGTGTCGAACGTAACGGGGCTAAAATATCAGATGTTAAAATCGATCCCGGTGGTGGTCCTAATATTACCGCTGAACATTTCGCACCCGCTGGGGATGATTCATTTCCTTTAACGACCGATTATGTGGTTACTAATGATATTCCTCGTACTGGCGGCGAAACGATTATCGGATATGTTGATCCTATTAATACACCAAAAGCTGTCGAAGGTGATAAGCGAATTTATGCTCGTGATGCTAATAGTGGTGCAAATGTAAATGAAGTATGGCTTAAAAATGATGGATCGGTATTAATATCGAATAATAATGGTTCGGTATTGCTTCGTACTGATGGTGGATCAATCATTACGACACCAAATTCGACATTTGATGCAAAATCAGACGGATCGATAAAAGGTGTTAACGGATCAGGTTCATTCGAATTACAGTCGGGCGGTGACTTTTTGGTTAATGGTGTTACTATAGATACCAGTGGGAATATAACAAGTCCGGCAACCGTGGCCGCCGCGGTAGTATCGGCACCATCAATATTAGCAAATGGTAAAGATGTAGCAGATCATGATCATCCAGCGGGTACGCCGCCGGGTAATACAGGACTTAATAACTAATGACACAACAAGGCGATGTAGTATTATTCCAGACGAATGACGAAGGCGACATTAACGTCGAAGGCGGTATCGTTGAAATGTCGGGAGGTTTAGAAACTGCGGCTTATTTGTCATTATTTGGCGGCAATGAAGACGACGACGGTTTATCCAAAAATGGTCTAACATATTGGGGTAATCTTGATGAAACCGATCCAATATTAGAATATCGAAGTGAAACTCAAAATTTACTTAAAGGAATTCCCGCGACAACAGGTAATTTACATCGCATAGAAGATGCCGCGAAACGCGACCTCGCATGGTTTATCGATAAAAAAGTCGCATCCTCGATAAATGTGGTCGCAAGTATTCCCGGATTGAATAAAATCAAATTAATCATTAACATTGACACACTGGGCGAAGAGTCTAGTTTCGAATTTGTTCAAAATTGGAAGGCGAGCTCATGAGTTTAACGACACCTACTACCAAAGAGATTAGCGATAACATAATCGCACAACTCGAGGCGTCACTTAATCAGACGATCCCATTATTACCTAAATCATTTTTAAGGGTGTTAGCTAAAGTTTTAGCCGGTGTTTTTATACTTTTGTATAAATATGGCGGATTCATGTTTTTACAAATATTCGTACAGACTGCAAGTGCAAACGAAACAATCGTTAACGGTAAATCTATTGTCCCATTAACCGAATGGGGTCGATTAATTGGTATAGGCGACCCAGTGGCGGCCACGCAAGCCGAATTACTAGTCGATATTACCGTCGAAAATCAAATCGGGTCACTTTCTTCAGGTACACAACTCGTCAATGTGGATAATGGTGTCACATATATTACAATTGGCGCTATATTACTTAATGCAGCCACGGTGCAAGCGAATATTAGAGCGGTTTCCGATCAATCAGGTGGGGGCGGTGCCGGTGCGATTGGTAATCTTGATCCCGGTGCGATTGTCTCTTTTGCTAATCCTTTAGCTAATGTCGCTCGCGATACTGTTGTCGATTCTCAAGTCGTGACAGGTGCAAACGGGGAAAGTACCGAAGCATATCGTCAACGCGTAATTGATCGTTTTCAGAAACGACCACAAGGCGGCGCGTATGTTGATTATGAAATTTGGGGCGAAGAGGTCGCAGGTATCATCAACGCTTATCCTTATACAAGCGATAATCCCGGTCAAGTTGATGTATATGTCGAAGCCAATACAGATACCGATCCGGACGGAATACCAACGACAGCACAACTCGAAGCGGTGCTAGATTCGATTAATTTCGATCAGAATGGACTTGCAAGTCGTCGCCCTGCTAATGCATTAGCGAATACATTTGCCATTACTCGAGTCGGTTTCGATTGTACTGTATCGGGTTTAATTGTTGATAATTTGGCAACTATACAAGCACAAATTGACGCGGCGGTTATTGAATTCTTTTTAGATGCTGAACCTTTTATTGATGGTTTAACAATTCCGCCACGATTGGATCGAATAACACGATCTAGTTTGATTGGTTTAATTGATGATATTGTATCCGCAGCAAATGGAACTTTTACCACTGTTTTTTTTAGTGAAACTGGTATAGGTGGTAGTCTTGAATTATATATTTTACAACAAGGCGAAAAAGCCAAACTATCAACTTCGGTAGTATTTATATAATGTTTTTACGAATTTTTCAGCATTTATTACCGAATGCAAGATCGTGGCGGATTACTATTAATAAAAAACTTCGTCAATTTTTCGAAGGATTAACCACGCCTTTAGGTTCAAATATAAAAACATTTTTAGATGGTGTCTGGTTAGATATATTTCCAGAAACTACGAGAGAAATTCCACAATGGGAGCAACAATTCGCACTTCCTAGCACGCTTACAAATGAACAAGAACGTCGAGATCGACTTGATGCAGCATGGAAAGCATTGGGGGGACAATCACCACGATATATTCAAGATACACTGCAAGCGGCGGGATTCGACGTATATGTTCATCAATGGTGGGTACCCGGTACAGAACCGCCGGTCGGAGTCGATACACCTGCAACCGCGCGTAGCCCGTTTACATATTTGAACGACGGGATTCTACCATTACGATATTTTTCGAATGATGGTGGTGCGGATATGCAGGACGGAGATATAGCCATCGCAATGGATGGAGCAACATTTCAGCCGCCCGGATATGTATTAGTTAATAAGATATATATACCTTCCACGTCAATAATCGGTGATGGTTCGGCGATTATGAATGATGGAAGTGCCGACGCTATGGACGGTCGATTATTGACAGTGTATGCTTTGAAACAATATATAATACCGTCGGATGTGACAAAATATCCATATTTTTTATATATTGGAGGCGCTACATTCCCCGATCATGCAAATGTGGACGCATCACGAAAAAACGAATTTGAAACATTATGTCTTAAGATTTGCCCGACTCAACAATGGATCGGGATATTAGTTGATTACTCGTAGGAGAGTTTAAAATGGCAATTAATCCTAACACTCAATATCCCGGTCGTATGACCGCACCGGATGCCGACTATCCGTATGGTAGTTCTAAAAATGAAAGTACGCCGGGTGCGGGTGATGGTTCGCCATACGAAAAAGCGCGAGCGAATGACATTTTCGGTTTCCAACAAGCACTTTTAATCGAGGCGGCAATTGTTCCGAGTGGTAATGCTGATAAAGTAGGTGCATCACAATATTTACAAGCATTAAATAAATCGTCTGGATTAGTAAAAGATGATTATGCAGCCCTTCGATTGGTTGAAAGTAGTCAACTATCAGACAAAACACAATGTTTTATTACTGATGATACTGGAGGTCCATTTGTTTTAGATGAAGCTGATGTTATCTCAACGGATAATAGAGGTACAATAATTGTCGATGCTGATGGTGGTCGATGGAAGAGAAATGGAGTATCTGCTTTTCGCGGCGTGGCTGTCGAATGGTTTGAAGCAAAAGGTGACGGATCAACAGATGATATAACATCAATTCAAGACGCTGTTGATTATATGGAATCAATCGGTGGTGGTAATGTTTATTTTGCCGCTAAAACGTACATGAAAAGTGCCGATATTGCCATGAAAGAATATGTCTACCTTAGAGGTGCTGGGCAGTTTAAATCAATACTTAAAAATACGGCGGCAAATATACACGGTATAACTTTCCCCGCGTTAAGCTCAAAATATAGTGGGATTAGTGACTTAGCTTTTACCGGGCATGCTTCTGATACAACAAATGCCGCGATCTATTTTGATCCGTCTTTTGCTTTTGGCTATTTCAAAGCTGAAAACATAAGGACAAGTCTGTTTAATGTCGGCATTGATATACATGATTCCACATGGATTAGCCAGTTTATCAATATAAGAATTGATAACCCCATTGGTTTTGGTGTTCATGGTGGTGGCACGGGAGGAACAGCATTAGGAAATATCTTCGATGCGGTTTATGTCAACAATGTTGCCGCTGGTGGCGTATCGTTCTATTTTGTAAATTCATTAACCAGAACACTATTTAGCAATTGTGTGGTTGGTGCAACGGTTAGTACGGAAACTCAATTCAGATTAACAAACGCTCGCGGAACAGTAATAAATACTATTAATTTTGAGAATATGGAAATTAAAGCTGGTGAAGGTTTGATGCGTTTTGAAAGCGATACGACTGTAATAGTAAATGGTGCTGTATTCCAATCTGTAATTGGCCCAACTACAGGAACGGGGTATTTAATTAGAGCATTAGGTAACGCCAAAGTAGATGTGAAAGGCTCTTTTGAGTATTCGGACACATTAAACAATATAAATACGATAACTGTAGAAGATAACGCTGTTGTAAGTCACGATGGGAGTAATAATTGGTTTTCACCTATGGACTCAGCAGGTACACCCGCAACCGCACAATTAAACCAAGTGAGTGGTATTAATTACGTCCGGTCGATAGAAGTTGATTTATCAGGTGCGGCGGTGACATCAATGATTGCTAATGTTCCTAATCGTCGTGGACACCTAATCTCCGCTAAAATTATTTATACAGAAGCCACGAGCTCGGATGCAGGAATATTGATAGAGATCGGATACGAGGGAGACACAAATTTTCTCGCGTCCATCACGACAAGCGTTAGTCAAGCCATATGGGACACAGAAGATATGACCATTAATGATGCAAGGGTCGGGGGTTGGTCGGGGCCGATATTAATCACTTCGCCCGGTGGAAAAACTGGAACCGGTAAAATTATTGTAGAACTTGAATACACCACTTCGGAATAATAATCATGACAGATGAACATATATATACCGAAGCCGAAGTTAATAAAATGCTAGGTGATCAAAAAACAAATATACGATTGGATAGTATCGAAACCACGATTAAAGATCTCGATTGTAAAATGGCGGATCACATGAGCAATGAAAAAAATGACACGCAGAATGTCATGAAAGCGATAGAGCAAAGTGGTAAGGAACGCCGGGAATGCGAAATTAAATTAAAAGCTGAACTTCATGCTATGGATTCGGATCATCATGAAAAATTTGTTAAAAAAACAGATTTAAAAAATTATGCTTTTATAATTATTTTCGCCGTAACTTGTACAACCGGCTTTATTACATGGTTAGGGACTCAAAGCACTAATAAAGCGAATGATATTTCTGTTGATAAAATCGCCGAAGCTATCGTTAAAAAAATGGATAAACAACCGTGAATATTATTAAAAAACATTTACCGTCATATTGTTATTCAAAACATAAAATAAAATCAATGGATGGTATCGTCATTCATTTTATAAGTGCTAAAAATATTTTACCGAATGATCCTTTTAATTTGAAAGCTATTATCGGTATTTTTAAACAGTACGGAGTATCGGCGAATTATTTAATTAGACGTGATGGAACGATTATCGAATTAGTACCCGAAGGGTTTCGATCACATCATGCGGGCAAATCTATAATGAATGGTCGCGAGGGATGCAATAGTTTTACAATAGGTATTGAATTAGAAGGCGGTACCGATTTTCCCTACACAGATGAACAAATTCTAAATTTAGGTACGTTATCGGCTCAATTTATGACAGAGCATAAATTTACAACCGAATGGATACAAGGTCATGATAAGGTTCGCGCCGATTGGAAAAAGAAATATCCAGATAAAAAAGCGGCTAAAAAAGTCGATCCCGGCCCTCATTTTCCGTGGGAAGTATTAAACGATATGTTATACAGCGTTTCTGAAGCGGTACAAAGAGAATCATAAAATGATACAACCAAATTGGAAAATTAGACGATCTATAATAATAATCACTTTGTTATTTTGCGCTGTGGTTATTATTAAAATTATATGGAGTGGTGCCGATACTCCAACGGCTCAAGTTGCATTATATGGTTCGTTTGGTTTAGCGGGTGCCGTGATCGGATCTTATGTTTTCGGTGCGGTATGGGACGATAATAATTTAATGAATAAATAGGGTGATTTATGAATACTAAATTAATAATCGCGGGTGTTGTTTTAATTCTGGTCATATTATTTGGATGGTATGTTTTCGGAGTAATTGAAGAAAATGGCGAACTTACACAAGCCAATTCCACATTGACAGAAACTAATAAAAACTGGGAACGGGATTATAATAAAATTAAAAAAGTCGCGGATATCAGCGCCGATGCTGTCGCAAAATCTGCAGCGACTAAAAATCATTTAATTATTAAAACAGCGGAACTCGCTCGAGATTTGGAGATATTAAAAAATGAAAACGCCGATATTAAGAAATGGTCTATTAATGTTATGCCTAGCCTTCTCGCTTATAAGTTGCTCGACCTCTCCGGTGACAAGCCAAAAAATGGACTATATAAACCCGCCGAAGGCACTATTAATGCCGACGGTCGAGCCGAAATTGAAGTTCAAAACGAAGACCTTTACAAATATGCCGACGAATTAAAAACGGCTGTAAGGTCGTGTAATGCTGATAAAACGGGGTTACGTGAATGGTATCAAAATGTAGGGATTGTCTTACAATGACTTTCTAATATTAACCCTAAATGATGTACCACGCTATGAACTTCGCGCCCGGTACCATCGGGGATAATATACGAACCATTTGGGTCGAATGTCTCTTTCATATCATTAATTATTGATTCGATAGGTGTACCGATCTTGACCTGTCGATGATATGACGTCATAAGTGATGTAATCCACTGAAACGATTCAAGTTCTTTACTATTAATAAAAAACGCCTCGGGTATTGATTCTCCGACAACTGTAAAATATAAAGCGTGATCACTTATACCCGGTGCGCGTAATTTATAAGTTTTACTCGGACGTTCGTTATCGTTCGTTATTTTAAACCTTTTTCGAATGCTGCAACCGCTACGGGTACAATCGGACGAATTAATTCGAGCATCGCTTCGGCATATACGCGGATCTCATATTGAGCGTGTGGATGCAATCGTTCAGCTAAAAATCTAAATAAATTATGTAAATTAACCGTCGCGAACATATGGCTATAAGTTGCCACAGGTAAAACGGATCGGGCAATTTCGCGGGGTACACCTTTTTCAATGAGTAAATGATAAGTATTAAATGCGTTTGAATTTTGGATATGCATTAAATTTCTGACTACATCTGTATGATTGAAATCAATGTCGCCACCAATATCGCGCATCTGTTTATTATCTTTATTTTGTGTACCGATATGTTCTGGTTCAGGAATATAGAATTCTTCAGGTAATTCGCGATAACGGGCGCTTAATTCATTGAACGATTGTGTACGATGGCGGTGCCATTGGCGGAACACAAAGATCGGAGCCTTGACATCAAATGTAAATGTTACCGCTTCGAACGGTGTGTTATGTCCATTAGAATATAAGTAATTAATTAATCGGGTGTCGCTTCCGCTATCTTCGCCCGCTCGCCATTCTGCATCGTATGAAACACGAGCATTACGGGAGATTGATAAATCCGACCCCATATGATCTACTAATCCTACAAATCCATGATCTAATACATTAATTTTATTCATTTTTTTTAATTCCTCAGTGGTTTAACAAGTTTTTCAGCTTCGGCGATGTAATATTCAAAATTGATATTATTCCGATCAGCGTCTTTAATGTCGTTACAGGGTGCGACTAATTGCCCAGCATTAACACCGGTACGACGTATTTCGTATTTAGAACGATTTTTCGTGTTGATACGTTCGTCCCACGGTAAACCGAGCGAGTCGAGTTCTATATCTTCAGCGGTTGTACTTTTCAATTCAGCGATCACACTTTTGTAATATTGATCGGATAACTTCGTCGCTCGTTTCCATTGTCCGACTTGATACCCTTTCGTCGGGGGACTGATTTTAGTTAATGATCCACCGTCAACGCTTACATAATATCGCGTTATTTTCTGTAATTCTCGTTCGTTACCTGCAGCATCGGAGATCATAAGATTATCGGACCGTCCCACCTTCGTACGAAGCATGAAATCGAATATATCGTTATGATTGGTGATGAATTCGCGAATATCTTTACCGTGTACGAGAGCGGCTTCAGCGGCTTTAGGGACGACAAGGGCGCTGTGGTTTTGGTGCCAATCCATGTCGCTAGGTGTCCATTTCGGACCCTGCGATTCCTTCGATTTATGTACGTACGCGCCTTTTGATTTGAGTTTTCCGTCTTTATATTCACCGATATAATTATTCACATCGCGAATAAACATACGTTTATAAATAACGCTTTCCAATTCTAAACAAGTGTAATTCTCCCACCATTTACATATTTTTTTCATGGTGTCGATATGTTGCCTCGGACATTTAACGGTTAAACCATCCGTATTGATCTGGATCATCTTTAAACCGGGGATATCAATCAAATGTTGTGCAAGCATACATAAAAGTAACTGACCGTTAATAGTTATTGACATTGTATATTGTGGGTCAAAAAACACGCTGTATTTATTATTCGAATCACCGTACGCACCGTTTCGGGCAAGTTTTATCGAGTTATTTAATGCGGTCCCTTTGTCGTATTGCTTACGTTCGATCGCGAGTTCTTTATCAACAATACCGAATTGTTCGCTCAAATGTTCGGGGAATAATTTGTTTACACTACCTAACGTTGGGTAATAACCGCCCACGTCCCAATCCCACAACTCACCATCGTCGTCGGAACATACAATCGTCGAATCAATCGAACCATGTATCCCACCGGTACCGAAGTCGTATCGAAACCCATCGACAATACAATTTAAACCCGATTTATCTTTTACACCGCTTACGAATTTAAAATTATGCAAATCGGTTCGATTTTTTATATCATCAAAACATTGATCGAGGGGAATACCCTTATTTAATAATGTTTTAATATTCTTAACATCGTATATGCTCGGTACGTCGTCTAACGATAATCCATACACTTTTACTAAGTCATGACGCATGATAAAGGCCATTTCAGCCGATACCGTTATGAATTCGAAGACGCCCTTCGTTTGGGTGATAACTTTCGATGATAACCATTGTTTTACGAGTTCGAATTCGCGTACTTTAAATTCGATGTATGGGAATATTATTTCACCCAAATTGATAGAACTTCGAGGCGTTTGTCGTTTTATTTTCTTGTTATTGTGGTCGCGGGCGTAACATGTACCCGGTGCGAACGCTTCGAGTTTGTTGACGAAAATATCTGTACCGATTTTTTTATCACTATGATTAAGGAAATTTTGACCGTATTTTTCGCTTAATTGTTCACGGAATTCGATCATTTCGATTGATTCGATCGCGAATTTCTCGGTCGCATCGACATCGTCATGATTATATTCAATTAATACGTTTTTTTCTAAATCGTTTAATACGGTGCCGGGTGGGTAGGGTAGATCACTTATATTATCTAAGCGCATATTGAATTCAAGCATTTTTAATGAAGTACGACGCGCATCATTATCGAAGTGATGTATTTTATAGAGATCGATTTGTACGATATGAATATCATTATCCCATATCACATTATCGAATCGACGTTCCCATGGGGTGTTGATAATACTCATGGATTTATTATATAAGTCGGTTTGATCGGGGGATAAATGCGCGTTTTCTAATATAAAATGTAACATCGGATAATCATATCCAATATTGTTATATCCAATCATTCGGGAATTTGATTGCTTTAATGCAAATAAAAACACTAATAAACCATCGAGATCATTACGTCGATCGCTTATTTCATAAAACGCCGTAGCGCCCGAATTCATATGTTTAAAATCAGCGGTAAATATATTCGGATATGATTCTAAATCGTAGGACCAATCACGAGGATTGAATGGGATCAGGTTACTAAACGCTTCAGAAGCCCCACACGAGGGGCATTCGTTGAATTGTTGCTTGTAGAACTTACCGCATCCACTGACCGGGTCGCATTGCTTACGCCCCCGCATTGGCGAACTCTGCGATTTGTTGAGTCGATAAATTCGTATAAATCGACATTGTCATGATAAATTGAAAATATCGGTCGTCATTGTTAGCTTTAGCGGCTAAAAGTCTCGATGACATCATTTTCAGTGTTTCGGGATCGTATTTACTCATTAGTAACTACCGGTTTATTAAGATTCGTATCTTCAGCGGTTAACGGGTTCGGTTTACCCCATATGAAACCGAGCGCTAATTTCGTGGCTTTTAATTTACCGATAAAAGTTAATTTACCCGCATTAATCACAAATTTAGCGTTTAACACTTTGACCGGGGCGGCACTTTTTGTACGTGCTTTCACTAATCGATCGTTATGAGAAAGGATTAAATCACCCGTTAAATCGAGATATTGTTTACCTTGTTTTAAAAAGAAATATGCCATTATTTATCGCCCTATTTAAAAAGGAGGGTAAACACCCGATCCGCATCACGTAGCCCCCTACGATGAAGGTTTTATCCGACCGGGTGAATTCCCATAAAGTTAAAATTTCTTACCGTCGTCTTTGGCTCGATTTTCTGGTTTATGATCCGCACGATTCGCGTTATATGCGAGTTTTTCAACAAAAGCACCCGCTACATCGAGATCGTGACCGGCTGCATAATCAAAAATTCGAATTAATGCGTCCGCGAGTTCGACCTCTTCCATGTTCCGGTGTGGAAGATGATCGTCCATACAATTTTTACGGGCACCTTCCATCGCTTCGGATATTTCGGAATGAATTAAACAAAGCATTTCACCTTTATTACGTAATAGAGGTTGTCCGGTTTGTAAATCAGTCCACCATCCACCATCGCAAGCTGCTTGATGACAAACTCGTATTAAACGAACTAGACCATCATAAATTAATACATCGTCTTTAATATCTGACATTATTATTACTCCAAAATTACCGCCCCGAAGGGCGGAATCATTGTGATTACGGTGCTTTTACTAAGCCCGCGATTAATTCCGGTGTGTAGCCAGCCGGTGCCAATTGTTCGGCGGTCCATGGACCCGTACCATCCGGCAACATATACTTGACTTCGACAGGTGTTAGAACGTCCATCGCTGGTGCTGCAGGTCCGCCGCCCGGTGTCGCTGGTGTTGCTGGTGTAGCCGGAGTATTCGCCGCTGCAGCCATGTTCGGATCGACTTGCGCGTTTGCTGGCATTTGACCTGCTACCGCACCGAATGTCGCACTCGGATCGGCTGCGCTCTCGCTAATGATTTCGATACCCGCTTGATAAAGTTCGAACATTGACGGATTAACGTAAATACCCGGTGTGTTCGGTGGTGCCGCTCCATTACCTTTGACGGTAAATACTAAACGACAATAATCACCCGCTTTGATCGCTTCTTTTTGTTGGATTTGTTGAGTCGGATCATACTTTTCGCGGTGATAACATTTAATCGGGAAACCGTTCGACATATTAATTACCCAGTGTCCCGGATAGCCTTCGCGATCACATGGTTTTTTCATGTTTTTATTAGGTGCCTGACTATCGCCGTCAGTAACTTTCCATGAAAAAGCGGGCATTTGATGCTCACCATTCGGGAATGATGCTAACGCTTCGGCGTTCATTTGTTGACCCCATTCGGTTAGCTTCCAGTCAGTTTCTTGACCTTTAGGAATAGCAAGACCAACATAGTGATCGATTTGCGGCGTTACTCCGTCACGTTGCATTTTCGGTTGTTTCGTTTTTTCGTCAATTACGGGACGCGCTACCATCGGATGACCCGAAACGAGGCGACCTACTGGTGATGTAATTTCTATCATGATGCTATTTCTCCAAATAATAATTTTGCTTTACTTCCGTTATCCGGTACGATTTTTAGTCCGGTGTTTGGTTTGATACTATATTCCTTAATGACACTATCGTCAATACCTAATTGACGAACTTGTGTGGGGGTTTTAACTGCGAGGGGTTTTCGTACATCAAAACCCATTAAATCACCCATTGTGGCTACTTCCTCTGCAGGTTTAATCCATTTTTCATGACCTTGACCCATTGCAACTAACCACCCCGGAATGTCTGTACCCGTTCGAATTTCGTGTTTAATTTCCTCTTCGAATCCGGATTCCAAACTTTCAAGATATTTACGAGCTTTTTTAATAAGTGTCAATTGAGCGCCTTTCGCTGCGGGTGACATTATAAGTGGTACCGGCTTTCCCAATACCTCATACATTCCCGTTCCGGCCTGTATCGCAGGTCCGCAAGCATGACGAGCGACACAATGTTTACAATGCGGACCCGTGTTACATATCGCATCGTTACCCAACGAAATAGCCGCGTTCATATGTAAAGTGTTGAAATGAGCACGTAGATCACTCGCTTTAACAACCCATTCACGAATTATACCGTCGCGGTGATGTGCTCGAGGCTGTACGACTCGCATATGTACGGTGATATGTTGATCGGTTATCCCGTTGACTTCGAGTAATTCGAGGACACCTTCGGTATAATCGATTAATTGCCAGTTTTCGAACACTTCGACAATTTCGAAACCGAATTTATAATCCCACACGTACAAATTGCCCGTTTTACCATCGAATATAAATTGATCGGGAGTGCCTTCGTTTAGTTCGTGTATTTTTGGCATTTTGATTTTTTGTTCATTACCAAAATTAGGACCACCGAAAACAGCCGTCGAACGCATAACCTCGCCCACATCTTTAGCGTAGATTTCAGCCGCTTCGAACATTTCTTCCGTGTAAACAACACCGTTCGACGCTGTTTTATCGACATAATGATCGGATTTGGGTATCGTTGGACCGGTTGTTTGGCACATTATCAACTCTGATCCGATCTCGTGCGATGCTGTTCCTTCCGCCGCTTCTGGTGTTTCTTCCTGTTCGGGGAATTGTTGAGACATTAACACCCAACCGGTGCACCCGTTAGGGGCACCCCAGATATGCGCCGATGACGGCGGAATGATTGAATGACTACCCATTCGGAAACAACGCCGTATTGATTTCAGGAATAAGATCAGGACGTGCCGCGACTAATGGTAACGACGCTAATCCTAAAGGATTAATAACAACCATGATCATTTCTTGAGTCAACGTGCCCGCACCCATTGCCGTCGTGATTTTACCCATCAAGTCGGGGAATGTTAATGTCTCAGTTTGAGCCGGTGCCGCTGGTTTTGCTGGTGTCTCAAGGGTAGCCGGTGCCGCTGGTTTTGCTGGTGTCTCAAGGGTAGCCGGTGCCGCTGGTGTTTCGGTCGTGGGGGATGACGTTTCAACTTGAGCCGGTGCCGTCGCCATTGCTGCGCGAAGTTCGGCTTCGACTTGTACGATTAATGCAGCATCGACGCCGCGTTTTTTCTTCCATGATTGATCTTTAGCCAATTTCGACTTATTTTTACTGTGGATTCGTACGTCCCATGGTAAACCCTGACTATCGAGTTCGACACCACCACCTATACCAACCGAAACACCGATTTCGGTACCGACGTTGATTTTTTCCGGTTTATCGTCATTAGTTGCGAATGCGTCTGCGGCTGAAGTTTCACTTCCTTCATTCCCTACGTGTTCGATACCTTCTAATGATTTATTATCATTGTCAGATTTGACACCAGCTTTAACGAGTATTTCGTCGGCTTCTTTTTCTTTGTCTTCATCGATACAACCTTTACAGCCCGATTTTTTTATATCTTGAGCCATGCCGTGCAACATATCCGAAGCGCGGGTTAATGCGTTATAGTCGTCGGTATCGACTGTTAAACTAATTGATTTGTTCATTGTTTTAATTTCCTTTTCGTTATTGACGATAGTGATTTTATGCCGTAGTATCTCCCTTGTCAACATGAAATAACGAGAAATAATAAAAAAATGCAGTTAAGACCCTATCAAGCCGAAGGCGAACAGAATATAAATCTCGAATGGAACGCCGGTCATCGTATTGTCATGGCGGTATATCCTACGGGTAGTGGTAAAACTGTTATATTTTCCGAGATTATAAAGAAACATGACGGGCCGGTTTGTGCCATTGCCCATCGTCAGGAATTAGTCAGTCAAATATCGCTCGCGCTCGCTCGAGACGGTGTATATCATAAAATAATAGGACCGAAAAAAGTTGTCAGACTTTGCGTTAATGTCCACATGTTAGAACTCGGACACTCATTTATAGATCCAAATTCGAAAGTCGCGGTCGCGGGTGTTGATACATTGGTTAAACGATCTGACGAGTTGGAATACTGGCGAAAATCTGTCACGTTATGCGTTATTGATGAAGGTCATCACGTATTAAAAGGTAATAAATGGGGTACAGCGTTTCAAATGTTCCCTAATGCTAAAGGGTTGCTCGTAACAGCCACCCCGGATCGTGCCGATGGTAAAGGGCTCGGACGTCATGCCGATGGATTAGTGGACGTTATGGTCGAAGGTCCAACCATGCGCGATTTAATCAATCAAGGTTATTTAACCGATTATCGAATATTTGCCCCACCGTCAGATCTTGATCTAAGTCAAGTAACGACAAGCGCGGACGGTGATTACAATAAAGCCAAATTAAAAACAGCGGTTCGAAAATCGCATGTCATCGGTGATGTTGTCACCCATTATTTACGTATTGCAAAAGGTAAACTCGGTATTACGTTCGCTACCGACGTCGAAACGGCGACCGATATTGCGGCACAATTTAACGCGCAAGGTGTACCGGCTGCAGTTGTTAGCGCCAAAACGTCAGACGCCGATCGCGTTGCCATTCTCCGACGATTTAAAAATCGAGAATTATTACAACTCATCAATGTGGATTTATTCGGTGAGGGGTTCGATCTCCCTGCTATCGAGGTCGTTTCCATGGCTCGACCTACCCAATCATACGGACTTTACGTACAGCAATTCGGACGGGCACTTCGTTTATTAGAAGGTAAAACCGAAGCGATTATTATCGATCATGTGGGTAATGTTACGCGTCATGGTTTACCGGATCGTAAACGTGAATGGACACTCGACCGTCGTGAAAAACGTAGTAAAGCGAAACCGACCGACGTTATCCCTGTTAAAGCATGTCCAGAATGTACGGCAATATATGAGGCAATATATAACGCGTGTCCACATTGCGGGCATAAACCGATCCCGGCACCACGATCGGGACCTGATATGGTCGATGGTGACTTGACAGAAATTACCCCGGAAATACTCGCAGAAATGCGGGGCGAAATTGCAAAAGTTGATATGACCCCAGCCGAAGCGCGAGCCGATATGCAAACTCGATTTGTACCGGAAATCGGAGTTCGTGCTGGTGTTAAACGTCATGTCGAACGACAAGAAATACAAGAATCGTTACGTATATCAATTGGGTGGTGGGCAGCTTATCAACGGAAACGTAATCGTCCCGATACTGAAATATATCGTCGATTCTATTTTGCATTTGGGGTCGATATGATGTCCGCGCAAGCATTGAAAACAAAAGACGCGTTCGATCTTGCCCACCGAATTAATGATCATTTAGGAGATTTAGCAAATGTCGGATAGATATTGCATAAAAGAAATACACGGGGAATATTCAACATTTTTATATATAGTAAAATATTGGTTGTTTAAATATTCTGACGGTACAGAAGAAATGTTATCAATGAGGGAATTAAAAAAATGATTTATTTAGCAGGGCCATACGCCCACGAAGATCCGAAAGTTCGAGAAGAACGATTCGAAGCATTAACGAAAAAAGCTGCGGAATTAATGAACACCGGTAATACGGTTTTTAGCCCCATTACTCATGGTCATGCAATGGCGGTGCGTCATGATATGCCGAAAAGTCATGATTTTTGGTTGTACCATGATTTTAGAATTCTACGTCATTGTTCGAAAATTATTATTTTACGACTCGACGGATGGGTCGAATCAAAAGGTGTAAACGCCGAAATCGAACTCGCTAAAACATTAAACATTGACATCGAATATCACCCAGTATGAACCTAAACCAATGGGCGATTAAATGGGGTGTACCTTTCGAAGCGGTCGAAGATTTACGGCGCGAGTTCGGTTCGTTGGATTTTCCGACATCGCCGTTACACCCTAAATCAGATCTAAGCGAAGCCGCGGTTCAAACGAATGTACGCCTCGAAGGTACCGACAAAGGCTTACGATTATGGCGAAATAATGTGGGTGCCGGCACGTTGATGGATGGCGGGTTCATGCGTTGGGGTTTAGCCAATGAATCGAAACAAATGAATAAAAAAATTAAATCATCCGATTTGATTGGTATACGTCCGATTCGAATCACAGAACACCACATCGGGCAATTAATCGGGCAATTCGTCGCCCGTGAAACTAAGCCGGGGTATTGGTCATTTGTTGGTAATGAGCATGAAACGGCACAATTAAAATTTTTAGAAATCGTCATGTCGCTGGGAGGCGATGCGGCATTCGCTAATAAAGAGGGTACTCTTTAATGGATCTTAATAATTCAACAACACCCGAAGCGGAACGCGATCTCGCACAAACGCCGCCATGGTTCGTACGTACTGTCGAGAAATATTTCGGGTTTAAATTCGAATTAGATGTTTGTTGCTTGGCAAAAACGGCAAAATGCGAGGCGTTTTATTCATTGGTCGATCACTATGTCGATTCTTTAATTGTTCCATGGGGTCGGTTTAATTGGTGTAATCCACCATATAGTGACATCACACCATGGGTCGAAAAAGCGACTAAAGAAGCCGAAAATGGTAATGTATCTTGTCTATTGATCCCCGATAAACCGGAAGTCGGTTACACACGATTAGCGCGTTCGGCGGCTGATACTGTCGTCCATATGCCGTTTAGATTGAATTTTCTACGTCCAGACGGTGAAGAATTTCTCGATAGTGAAGGTAGAAAACAGGGTCCGAAATTCCCCGTCGTTTTAATATTATTTACACCGTGGGGGCTTAAAATGCCCGTTCGTGATATTTATATCGACTTTCGAACACTCTATGTTGACAATGATGTTACTAAGGCATAATATGAACTCATGAAAATAATTAAATATATTAAATGGTTTTTTATACTCTCGTTCTTATTCTTATTCAGCATATTAGCTATGCCGTTTTTTTGTGTTGCTGTATGGGCTAATACTGAACAAACTCAATATTTTTTACAATTATTAGGTAAATCGATTGTAAGAAAATTCGTTAACGATACGGGAAAGGTTTATCATGGATAAAGAACAAGTAAAAGAAAAAGCGATCGAAATGATCAAATCAGATGGTTTGATTAATCTGTCGCGGTCGGGACTTTGTGAGGCTGCAGGTATTCCGAACGGTTCATTCCCGCACGTCATGGGGTGTACTTTTTCGGATTTTGTCGAAGAATTAAAAGAATTTGACAACGGTAGTACCTCCGAAGTGAATAAAACACGCACCGATCCAGACTTGCGAAAAGATCAAATTCTTAAAGTCGCGGTCGAAATGGCTAAAAAAGATGGGTATCACAAGATTACTCGTGATGGTGTTTGTAAAAAAGCGGGCGTTTCAGCCGGTTTAATTAGTCGTTATTTTAACACGATGATTCAATTACGTAGATCAATTATGCGAGTGGCTGTTCATCAAGAAATACCCGAAATTATCGCGCAGGGTATCGGGAATAATGATGTTCACGCTAAAAAAGCGTCGCCGGAATTAAAACGTCAGGCGCTTGATTTAATGGCTAATTATTAAAAAGTTTATGGCCTGAATAGCGCGTAAGCCTTGGAGAAATCCAAGCGTCGAAAACATACCGAGGGAGGGGCTCGGAAGGCAAACCATACAACAAGAAAGGCAACTTATGCAAAATCTACCCGACGCGCTCGCTCCAATGGCAGCGTATGATCAATTTATCCTTTATAAATTGGTACCAAGTAAGACAACACCGGGCAAGATGGACAAACTACCCGTTGATCATCGTACGTTATCGGTATTCGTTAAGGACCAAAATTGGCAAGATGATTCGAACGCGTGGACGAGTGCGGCAAACGCAACGAACCTCGTATCATTATGTGGCGACGAATTCGGCGTCGGTTTCTTCTTTACTAAAAACGATCCTTTTTTCTTTGTTGATATTGATAAATGTCTCGAACCGGGTGGGGCTGCATGGTCGCCGGTTGCATTGGATCTAATGGCTCGCCTCGATGGTGCGGCTGTCGAAGTGTCTCAATCTGGAAACGGTCTTCACATATTCGGGCAAGGTGCATGTCCGGATCACGCCTGTAAAAATATACCACTAGGGCTCGAACTGTACACCGAACGTCGCTTCGTTGCGTTGACGGGTACCAATGCCATCGGATCATCTGATCTCGACTGTACAACGGCTCTCACATCGTTGGTTACGGGTTTTTTCCCTCCGACGGTGGCAGTTAATCCGACCGAATGGAGCGATAAACCCGTCGAGAAATGGAACGGGATCGTCGATGACGAAAAACTCATTAAAAAAGCGTTAGCGTCGAAATCGGCCGCCTCAGCATTTGGAGCGAAAGCAACATTCGCCGATCTGTGGAAACGTAATATCGATGTTCTAAGTGATGTGTACGCACCGGATACAAGCGATACGGGCGAATTCGATGAATCACAAGCGGACGCCGCACTCGCTCAACATTTGGCATTCTGGACGGGTAATGATTGCGAACGTATTCTTCGACTAATGGATCAATCGGCGCTTGCTCGTGATAAATGGATATCCCATAATAGTTATTTACGTAATACGATTATTCGTGCCGTCAGTTTGCAAGAAATGGTCTATACCGGTAATAAAAAAGACGAACCGCCTCGAATACCGGTCGAACCTGTCGCCGATGTTATTGGTACCATGGAAGGGCCGGAAATTCTCACCGGTTATCAATTTCTAGGTGTGACCCAACAAATCGAACATTTCAAAGGATGCGTATATATTCAAGACGTACACAAAGTATTTACCGCTAAAGGCTCTCAACTTAAATCCGAACAATTCAACGCCACATATGGCGGATATGTATTTCAACTCGATAGCGATGGAAGTGGTAAAATCACCCGTAAAGCATGGGAAGCGTTCACCGAATCACAGGCGGTACGATATCCGAAATCCGAATCGAGTACGTTTAGACCGGATCTTCCTCAAGGTGATTTAATTAATGAAGAGGGTCGAACATTAGTAAATACTTATGTCCCTATTAATACCCCACGCAAAAAAGGCGATATAACACCCTTCGTCGAACATTTAGCCAAAATATTACCCGATGCACATGATAGAGAGATATTACTCGCGTATATGGCCGCCTGTATCCAATATAAGGGTGTAAAATTTCAATGGGCACCTTTGCTGCAGGGTGCACCCGGTAACGGTAAGACGCTCTTTACGCGTTGTGTGGAGTTCGCTATCGGTGAACGTTATACCCACCAGCCACGCGCCGATCAAATCGACGAAAAGTTTAACGAATGGTTATTCGATAAGATTTTTATCGGGGTCGAAGATATTTACGTCCCTGATCATAAACTCGAAGTCATCGAAGCATTAAAGCCAATGATTACAAATGATCGTCTCGCTAAAAGAGCCATGCAAACAGGGCAAATCATGCACCGCGTTTGCTGTAATTTCATATTAAATAGTAATCATAAAAACGGTATTCGTAAGACACGTAATGATCGTCGATTCGCTGTATTTTTCACCGCTCAACAAAGTGTGGACGATTTGACCCGTGACGGTATGAGTGGTGATTATTTCCCCGATTTGTATCGATGGCTTAAAAATAAAGATGGTTACGCCATGGTCGCCGAATATCTCGAGACATATCCGATCCCGAATGAACTTAATCCGGCAACGTCGTGTCATCGTGCACCGGCTACATCAAGCACGGACGAAGCGATTCACGCGTCGATCGGAACGGTCGAACAGGAAATTATCGAAGCTATCGAGGAAGGTCGCCCCGGTTTCGCGGGTGGTTGGATTTCGTCGATTATGCTCGACAGACTTTTACAACAATTACATATGACCCGCGCCATACCGAGAAACAAACGCCGGGACGTTCTCGTCGATTTGGGCTACGATTGGCATCCACATCTAAACGAAGGCCGTGTTAATAATTCGATTATTGCGCCTGATGCGGGTAAACCCCGTTTGTTCCTTAAAAAAGATCACCTCGCATCTAATATCGAAGGTTGTGCAAACATCGTCGAAGCCTACCAGAAAGCCCAACTAGCGCCGGGGACATATGTTTCGCCCGCTGAAAAGGCGTTCAAATCATGACCGTTCGTGTATGTAATAAAGTGCCCTACGAAACCCGCCACGATGCGCTCGAAGACATCAAACACATACATATCCAAATGAAATACCGCAGCAAAAAGAACAATTTAACCCAGAAATCCAACCGTAAAATGTGGCCTTACGAGTGCCACTGGTGTGGTAAATGGCATACTACGACAACAAAACAAAAATAATTAATATTTTATGTTGACATGACCGTCATTAGTGCGTATAGTTAATTTACTGAAACGAATTACGGGAATTACAAAATGAAAATCAATTTACAACCTATGCTTGAGGAAATGAAACAAACCCGTGGCAATCCAACAATGAACCACCCTGAATTAGTTAAACTATATAAAACGCATGGTCATGATGCTGCCAGTGCAGCATTAACAAAGCATTACCGCGAAGTCGATCAGAGATTAACGACGGAGTATGTACAATTATGAAAAAACGCGGACAATTAACAACAGAAATAAAAGAAAAATCTCAAGAACTTTTAGGTTTTGAAATAAATCAAAAACAACTAAGATTAATACCTTACATTGTGTATGTTTTATCTAATGAGCAAAAAATAGATTTTAGAAAAACAACAATTAAAGAAAGGGAAATTTTAGGCGATTGGATTTCTAAAGGTTATATATTTGAAGATCGAACCATTAGTAAAATGTCTCCTAAAATTTCAGTTAGTAAAGAATTCTGGGATTTTATGAATCAAATACTATGGTTAAGTTATGTTAATTTAGAGCCGGAGGAATCATGAGTACGGGAAATTGCGAAATTTGCGGGATTTGGGATAGTGGTCTAATTGATGGCGTTTGTCTCGAATGTACGAATCGATACAGTTACAACGTCGTCGAGGCGAAAGAAGCGTTCGTTAAATTAGTTAAAGATCCCGAAACGAAAATCGGTAAATTGAAACGTATTGCGGATTTGGCTCGTTGTTCGATGGGATGTACGCTCGATGGAGATTGAAAATAGATATTTAGTATTAAAGCGGTCGGATATTGAAAAATATATCAGCCTCGAGACTCAATTAACCCTCGCGAATGTTGCTCAAGCTATCGAACATCATCGCCATGACGAAGGACGCAAGCCCTTGAAATGCGTTGTCGTCGAGTCTGATTGGCCCGAATACGAATCGACCGTATCCGCCATCGAAGCCCGTGTCGATGCTGAAGTAGATAATCGACATTATTGTAGCGACGGTAAATGGTGGGAATTAACGAAAGTATCGAAAAAAGCGTTTTTAATTAAGGTCGGTATGTACGATATCACGTTAGAAAGCGATATTTTTACTAATAAAGGTGCGGCCTATAAACAAAAAAATAAATGGTTAACAAAACATAATATGTTTTGTCCGGGAGATTGAGGATCGCGATATGAGTATGGGAAATGGTAGAGAAGATTTTCAAGCGTGGATTGATGTGATAGGGGATGATTTACCCGATATAGCGACGCTTTGCCATTTGCTCGAACAACAAGACAAACGTAAAAAAGGTAAAAGGGGTCGGTATTAATGAGCAATATATTAATAAATGGGAAAATTCAAGAATTTATTGATTATCAAAAAACATCGGATGATTTACATCGATATTTATTAAATAAAAGTCGCGAAGAACTTAATAAACAAAATACACCGATCGTGCACTCCGAACGAAAAATCGGTCGTAATGAGCCTTGTCCATGTGGTAGTGGTCTAAAATATAAAAAGTGTCATTTATGAAAAATTGTAGAACGTGTAAACATGCTAAATGGCAAACAACACCATCGGGACGTCGTCGTTTTGGTAATCGGGCGGAATGTACCGCACCGATTGAAATACCGCTCGCGAATTTACCTGCGTCGGCATGGGAAGCGTTATGCATTCTCGAACGAGTGCGAACCGTTGCGAGTTATGATAATGAACCGCTCGAATGTAATTTATGGGAAAAAAGGGATAAATCATGATCTGGATAATAATTAATATACTATTTTTAATAGTTGGAATAATTCTCATAACAGCGAGTGATTATTGTAATCAGTATAAATATGATGACATTCTCGAGGCGTTAATGTGCGGTGTCGGTATCATTTGTATAATTATTTTCATCCTTTCCGAAGGTATCAGACGGTATCCGTTCGGATGAATAGTCGCCCGAACTGTCAGGCTCGCGTCATCGGTGACGAGTATCATTGCGCTAAGTGTGGGCTCGCATGGGATATTTCAGACCTTGATCCGCCGGATTGTCAGACGGTGTTTAATGTCGGTACACCGGGTCACGTAGACCATGGTAAATCAGATCCAGAAATTGAGAAAACGGAAGTATCGAAAATGCGGGAGATATTAAAACCTGAACGTTGTCGCCATGGTGTACCGCTCGACCACAATTGTAGAAGCTGCGACATCATGGACCATAAAAGAAGGAATAGGGAATTATGATTGAAAGAATATCAATAGCGAGTGTATTTTCCATAATTTACGTAATGGTCGTACTTTTAGCCGCTTATACATATGGATGGGTTTTCGTGGATGAAAATAAACCGATACCTGAAGGTATAACCATTGATGAAATGAGAGTATTTTATGGGGCTATTACTTTATCATTATTATGGGCTTTCGGTACATGCGTTGAAGTAATTGTTAAAATTTTCAAGGTGGTAATATGAAAGTAATACAAACGAGTAATTATAATCTCGACGATTATCCCGAAACATTGTGCAGTTTTGAAGGATTAACAAAAAAAGAGGCCGAAGATATAGCGGAAAAATTAAATCATGGGTTAAATGGTGATTGTCCTATTTGGCATACTGTCGTTAATGATGATTATGTTTTATGCGAGGGACCCGAAGCGTGAACATTTTCGAATTCTTTATATATTCATTTTGTGCGTTCGTACCACTCGTCGCGATATGGGCTGTATTTATGGTGTGGTCTGGACGATGGGAAATTGACGAAGATATCGACGAATTCATGAAATCATCACTCTTTTTCAATAAACAGGCGGATTAATGTTATGAAAATTGAAGAAATACCATTACCTAAACAAGGGTCTATCCAGTACAAACATAGTGATCGATGCTGTAAAGAAGTGAAATCATTCGGTACAGGTTATTTTACTGGGCGTAAAGGTCAATGTTCGCGCGTGGCTAGATTTAAGCTGGATGGAGTGTTGTATTGTCCGCAACATGCGGGCGAAATGTCGTTGCGATACTTGATAGAGGGTAAATAATGAAAATTAACCTAATCAACACGATTACAGCTTTCCTCGTAGCGGATTGTATCGCGATACTTGTCTATTTCGGTAATGATATCCGCTACGATTTTTATATTATTGTTTCGTGCGTCCTCGTAGCGGTCGTTTCGTTCGCTGCGGGATGGTTCGAACGTAAACGTCGTTACCCCCGCAAGCATTGAATACACGATCCCGTCGAAACATATCTATATCCACTGTGACCATTCGTACACTCTTTACCCGTCCGATACACTTTTAATTCCATCGCTTTAGCATCTTTTTTCGATACCACAAGATCGGGACATTCTCGCATCATGATTGTATCTGACGTTTCTCTCGCGTCGCCTTCTGATTGTATACACCCTTTACATTGTCCATTCGCGACGTTGCGTAAAGCCGTTTGACCACATTTCGCGCACGACTCTAATGGTGTATACCATTTTTCACCGTTCGCGATAGCCGCTTGTCGTGGTGACACATTACGAATACGAGGGTGACATCCTGAACATTTCGAATCGGCGACTCGTTTATCTGCTAATTGATTACAATATTTACAAGGTTCGATTGGTGTATACCATTTATCACCTTTTGCGATTGCCAATTTACGAGGTGACAAGGTGATACGCTTTTGAACGCAAAAATAACATTCACCTTTTAAAGTACGTATTCCAAAATGTCCAGCTTTCGAACATTGTCGATCCCGAACCCATAATGTAAGACCTCGATCTCGTGCTTCAGTTGTTGAAACTGGGGCGCGTTCATCTGTGTAGAATAATGCTTTCGCGTGTTCGAATTTGATCTTCAGTTCTTCACCGAATGGGGTCGGTTCACTGGTTGATCTGTATATTAAATTGGGACCATTAATGTCGGCAAAATACGACGCACCAACAGCATAATTATAAAATTCTAACGCTTTCAACATTGCACAAAACGAACATTCATCATTAATAGTATACCGAGAATTACTCTCTTTACAGTTCGGACAGACCGCTTCGGCGTTGTAGCGGTTTTGTCGTAGCCGTTTCGCTTCGTCTTTGCTCGTTGGGAGCGATGAAGGGCGTCCGTCATCATAATAAAATATTTTCGACATGGTGGTTTCTCCTTTTTTCGGAGTATAACACAAGATATAAAACATACACAAATTACAATATTTTTCGATAAATACTCTACGAATATATAATTTATGTATACGTGCCGAAGTAGGGGTTAATAGGGGGTATTATAAACGATTGATTCTATTCGTCTTTTTTCGTTTACCTCAAACCCGTATACCGCTGAACTCTCCCTATGTATTTTGTACAATAAGCGTATATTATATATGTTATGTATGTATATGTATATATATGTATATATAATGTATATGTACTACTGTAGTTCTATTACTTTACTAATATTAAGAAAGTAAGGGGTATAGGGTAAAGGAACAAATATGTACATTTATATCAACAACTTACGAGTACCCCCAATATACCCCAAAAATACCCCCAATCACCCTGTATGGAAAAACCACTAAATTGTGGTATTCTGTGGCCATGACGATGCTTAAAATAAATGATGATGACCTCAAACAACTCGAGAGCGATTTAAAAACGTTCGCTAAACGAGCCTATCCGTTCGCCACAAAAAACACGATTAATAGTGCCGCATTCGAAGCGCAAAAACGCTACAGGCAGAATGCCGATTCACAAATGATCCATCGTAATAAGTTCACGAAACAATCGATTCGAGTCGATATGGCCCGAACGTTGAATGTATCGCGTCAGGCTGCCACCGTGGGTTCGATAGCGCCGTACATGATTGATCAGGAGTTCGGCACGACCATTACGAAGAATGGCGATAAGGGTGTCCCATTGGCGACGTCATACTCTGCAGGTCAAGGCGAAGGCTCTCAACCCCGTACACGGCTGCCTCGTAAGCCTAATAGCATGAAAGCGATACAGTTAGCCAAACGCCGTACAAGAGGTAAGACGAAGCGACAGCGTAACTTTATCTTAGTACGTGAAGCCGCACAGTCAGGACGTAAGTATATCTTCATGGACCTAGGGCGTAAGAAGGGAATATTTAAAGTCGTCGGAGGTAAGCGTCGTCCTCGTATCAAGATGATATATGATCTATCTGAGAAGTCAGTCGTCATCCCAGCTAATCCAATGCTGAAGCCCGCAGTCGATCAGGTAAGTAAGTTAATGCCCGAACTCTATCGTAAATCTCTCGTGTTCCAACTCAAGCGAAACAAGTTATTTAAAGGTTGATCCGCCTCGTAGCGGGCTCGTAGCGGGCTCGGCAAGTCATTGATAAATAAAAAAAAGGTACTGTGGAGCCGCCTCGGAGCGTCGCTGTTTTGATTCCGTCG